GTCAATCCTTGATAAGGTAATCCCCGACAAAGACCTGCGTGAGAAACTGTCTCACGAGATTGCGACTATGGCCGAGAGGCACTCGCAAGAACAGGTTATGGCCCAGATTGAGGTCAACAAAGTAGAAGCAGCCCACCACAACATGTTTGTAGCGGGTTGGCGACCCGCAATCGGTTGGATATGTGCGCTAGGCATGGCCGGTAACTTCCTCATTATACCCTTCGTCAACATGGCTTTAGAGCTAACTGACAGCGGTGTATTGATCCCTATGATCGAGTTATCTGAGATGATGCCGGTGCTAATGGGCATGTTAGGGTTAGGAGCAATGAGAACCTTTGAGAAAACCAAGGGTGTTAGCAGGGAGAAGTAGACATGGAAGACTTGATCGAAATGCTTAAACGGCATGAGGGTGAAGTGGTTACGAATGGCCGTCACGTTCTTTACAAATGCTCAGCAGGCTATTGGACGCTTGGGATTGGTAGGAATGTTGATGTAAACGGTGGGTTGGGCCTCTCCGAAGACGAGGTTAACTACCTGCTTGAGAACGACATAGCGCGTGTGATTAAGGAGCTGAGCCTAGAGTACAGTTGGTTTAACGATCTTGATGATGTTCGCAGAGATGCTATGATTGACATTAGTTTTAACCTCGGTGCTACTAAGCTACGGAAATTCGTACTGGCGCTAGACGCGATGGCAAAAGCAGACTACAAATCTGCCTCAGAAGAATTCCTAGACTCCGACTGGAGTCGAACCGTCAAAGGACGGTCAATCGAGCTTGCCAAAATGATCGCAACTGGTGAGTATTAGCTACGAGGTTAGGCAATGCCGCTTAAGAAACTCCAATTAAAACCAGGGGTTAACCGTGAGAATACACGGTACACTACTGAAGGCGGCTGGTATGAATCCGACAAAGTGCGATTCCGTCAAGGTATGCCTGAGAAGATTGGTGGGTGGGAGCGCATCTCTGCCAACACGTTCTTGGGAGTGTGCCGTTCACTGTGGAACTGGATCACGTTAGGTGGTCAGAACCTAATTAGCGTAGGCACTACTTTAAAGTACTACATAGAGCGTGGTGGAAACTACTACGATATAACCCCTATACGTCTGACTACTGTAGCAGGTGCTGTAACTTTTGCAGCCCGCATAGTACTTCCTCCATCTTCTACCCTTACTGTAACCAATGTTTCCCACGGTGCTAATGCAGGGGATTTTGTTACCTTTTCTGGCGCAGTATCTCTTGGGGGCACTATAACTGCTGCTGTCCTTAACCAAGAGTACGAAATCTCTACTGTACTTACCGATGATACCTACACGGTAGCTGCGAAAAACACTTCAGGGGTTGCTGTAACGGCTAATGGGTCGGATACAGGTAACGGTGGCGCTGCGGTTATAGGCACTTATCAAATTAATACGGGTTCTGCTACAGCCGTACCTTTTAGTGGATGGGGTTCTGGAGGGTGGGGCTTAGGTACATGGGGCTACTCCAACGCTTCTTCGTCTGCAATTCGACTCTGGAGCCAATCTAACTACGGTGAAGACTTAGTATTTGCCTTTCGTGGTGGCCCTATTTTTTACTGGGATGCAAGTTCTGGTACAAGTGTGCGCGGCAAAACAATAGACACTACCAATTACCCCCTTGCTGTGGATGCCCCTACCATTGTTAATATTGTAAGTGTCTCAGACATCTATCGCTTTGTGTTTGCCTTTGGTGCTAATCCCTTGGGTACTACTACACAAGACCCTATGCTTATACGGTGGTCTAACCAAGAAAACGTATTTGACTGGGCGGTTACAGCAACGGGAACAGCAGGTAGCATCCGTGTTTCGCACGGGACAGAAATCGTTGCCGTCGTACAAGCCCGCCAAGAAGTCTTGGTATGGACTGATGCCGCTCTCTATTCTATGCAGTACTTGGGCGGTGATATTGTATGGAACGCCCAGTTAATGGGGGATAACATCTCTGTTGCCAGTCAGAATGCCACTGCTTACGCAGGTAGTACAGCTTACTGGATGGGGCGTGACAAGTTCTACAAATACGATGGCTCGGTAATGACGCTTCCGTGCAATGTTAAACGCTACATATTCAACGATATTAATACTGCCCAGTTTAGCCAAGTGGTGTCGGGCACTAACGAAGGCTTTAACGAAGTGTGGTGGTTCTACTGTTCAGCGGGAGTTATAGCTAATGACCGCTACGTGGTCTACAACTACCTTGAGGATATATGGTATTACGGCAACATAGCGCGTACCGCGTGGTTGGACTCAGGGCTACGAGACAGGCCCATAGCTGCTACTTACAGCAGTAACTTAGTTGACCATGAGAAAGGCAACGATGACCTACAAACAGCGGTTACTACTGCAATAGTTGCCTCTATAACGTCTTCTGAGTTTGACCTAGATGATGGGCATTCTTTCGTGCTAATTAACCGTATGTTACCAGACGTAACGTTTGACGGGTCTAGCGCGGCAGCGCCCGCAGCTATTATGACTCTTTCCCCTATGTCCAATTCAGGGTCTGGGTACAACAACCCCTTATCTGTAGGTGGTAATTCTGCGTCAACAGTTACACGGTCAGCTACAGTGCCTATAGAGGCGTTTACAGGACAAGTGTACATAAGGATAAGGGGTAGGCAGTTAGCCTTTAAGATGGAATCTACGGCTATTGGGGTAGCGTGGCAGCTAGGTGCGCCTCGATTAGACATGCGTCCTGATGGTAGACGATAATGCCTACTACGGCGCAAGACACCGACAGTAATGTAGTTGCTCCCGCACTGCCAACAGCGCCGGTAGACTACCAGAAAGGTTACTTAGATCGCTTTAATAACATCTTACGTTTGTATTTTAATCAGTTAGATAACGCATTGAGGAACGCCGTGGCTACTGCCGTCCCCTACAATTTACGAGTTGCTGAAGGCCAGATTACTGGGGCTACGTCCTTGTTTAAATTTGGCTTTAACGCTGATGTAGATACAGCAGAGGAAACTGTGTGGACGCAGGGAGGAGACTTAGTTTACCCCGGTGCAGCGGATGAGGTTTATATCTCCAGTAGTAACACTAACGATGTCAACCCCGGTGGTACTGGGGTGCGAACCATAAAGGTACAGGGACTAGATGCCAATTACCTTGAGATAGAAGAAGATATTGCTCTGAATGGTCAAACCCAAGTAATTACGACGAAAGAGTATTTAAGAATTTTTAGAGCTTATGTTCTGACAGCGGGGGCAAATGGAGCTAGCGCTGGCACTGTTTACGTAGGTACAACGGGAGCTACTGCTGGTGTACCCCCGGTAGTATATGCAAGCTTTGGCACTGCTAACCAGACGCAGATGGCAACGTATACCGTCCCAGCTAGTAAGACTTTGTATGTGGATGACATTACGTTTACATCAGCTATTTCAGCTGCAAATAATTATGCCACGGTAAAGTTTGTAACCCGTGCGTTTGCCAGTACCGCGTTTATAACAAAGTTTATACAGGTAATGCAGAGCAACAGTAGCGTGTCACCGTTTAACTACCCGCTGGCTATCGCTGCCAAGACCGACATAGAGTGCCGTGCACTTGCGTCTAACACTAATAACCAAGTCAGCGCCGCCTTTCAGGGCGTGTTGATAGACAACTAGGGTAGGGATATGGAAGGTGTAGAAGATAAAGATGACCCTCTTGCAAATATTGATCTAACAGGTGGTATCCGCCCTGCTCCTACCGGTATGGCCGGTTCCACCACCTACTACAACCCTACGACTGCCGCGAATAACCGGGTCTTGCAGATGGATGCTAATGCCCTTGCTGCGGCTGGGCTAAATCCTTATAGCTCTTCTGCGAATACTGGTTCAAACTCAACCGGCCAATCAACTTATGATCCCCTAGATTTTTTTAGTAAAAACAATATGGAGGCCGTAGATACACCGAGTGAGGCTTTGGCTGCATTTAGAGAAGCGTTGCGGCTGTATGGCACCACAGGAAGTATTGCTGACAAAGAACTGTTAGACGATGCTAGGGACACATTAACCACCCTTGGTGTGGACCGTGCAGATATAAATAATTGGAATGCCAATAACCCCTATAACCCGCTAAGCACCGAAATTTTAGGACCGTCTTTTGGAGAGGCCGTGCGGCGTATGGGCCAAGCGGCAATTGATGGGTTTGGTGACCTAGGCAATGCACTGTTCCACGCCATGACGCTAGGAACGTCTCAAGAGCCGTTAAGTGCGGTGTTGGCTAACCTCCCAACCCCCGGTATGACAATGGTGCTGGGAAAAGGCGGTAAAAACACTCCTGTAA